GGCAAAGGTGTGGACGGTTAGCCCCACACTCAACGTCCGGCACTCGACGGGTTTCCCCTGCTTAAAGCACACAATCCGTGGACCCCCTAGGGATTTAATCGGCGGCAAGGACTTTCGTCCAAGCCCCTGGGAGTTCAACCATCCACCATAGTCTTAACGGTGTGGGGACGTGATTTCGAAGTAATCATCGGATCAGACGAGGTCTGTGGATCTTCGGACTAATACAACCATGTAGTTGGCTCCGATCCTTTCACCAGCAAACCCAGAGGTACCGACAACTCAAACCAGCCATCCACCACACAACCACAAACACAACAGTTCACCTCCCAATGCGAACTCACCAGTCCCAACCCCAAACCTCCCAGGGTTCATGAGAGGTTGCCGGGCGTGCAACACCGGAAGTAACCAGTTTCCAGTCACGCCCCAACAACTCCTCATAAAGTAATTGTTCATCGGGCTCCACACCAAAAGCCCGACAAAAACTCGCCCTGGCAAGGTCCGAAATCGGACCAGGTGCCCCAGTTTGACCTCCCTCAGGAACGCCCAAGCACGAATAATCGCGGTGCGGATCCCATCGCACCGGCTTTCCAGTTTCCGTGCGTGCCCTGATGGATTCGGCCCAAGCCGAGAGAATCGGCACCCCGCGTGCAAGCCAAGCCTCGCAACGAGCGACTCCTAAGAGCCACTCAGCGACAAAGGAAGGTTCTTGAAGATGAGCATGACTGGAAGTCCCATGGCTGATCACTTTTCTCCAGTCTCTCGCCATTCTCCACTCATCAGGCTCAACCTGCACCGGGGCCGACTGACCAAAACGGACACCCTCGGGGTAATCCACCTCGCGTGTGAGGACCATTTCATGTCCCGATATACGTTCTACCACAGGAGCAAAGTTTGGAACCACCCGACCGATGGAGGACCGCGGAATGAAGATTAAAGCATTGTCACCATCGACGAGCGAATCATAGGTACGGCAACCTAAAACGGACATCGCACCGTCGACGACAGCCAACATGCAGATGGAGTTACCCATCCCAGTGTTGTAATCCCCAGACGCCCTACCACCCGGCCGCGAAAACTTCACCCCACAGGAAGTGACACCCGTATTTCGCAGCTGCTTGTTTAATACCAACTTCAGATCCCTGTCACCGGGATAGGCTGTGGTATAAACATTGTGCTCTTGAAGCAACTGCCACA